TTAATGTCCACAATCGTTACAATTTTTCCCTTCAGCCCCCTCATCCCATCATCAAACACATTTATTCCATAATGTACACCATCTTCAAGGTCTTCTCTCACTCTCACCTGATCCCCAATCTTGTATCTCATACTTTATTGTATTATTTTATCTATAATTCCTCTAGCAGTATCATCTCCTCGTCCCATGCTCCAAGTATTTGCCACCAATGGCCGAATGGAGACTGTGCAAGGAGTATTGGATCTTTTCTTTTATTGGTTTTCTCAAAGTCTTTTCTATCAGCGATTATATAAAATATCGGTTGCTTGCCACATAGTTCAGACGTCTTTCTAGTATAATTTTTAATAGTATCAGTCGCCTCCTTTGGAAGTGAAGGCACAAATTGTGCAATTGCCCCCAACTTCAAGTGATCATGTGTCTTGAGAATTCCTGCAATCCTTGACGTCTTCGCATATGGATATTGCTCATAAAAACTACTGAATTTCGCATATTTCTTTCGATTCTGCAAGCGTATTATGATACTAACCAACTCTCTCACACTATTCCGCATATCAGTGGTATCATCTGTTGCCACTTTCAATTTATACAATAGTTCATTGAGTTGTTCATCAACATACTCTGGCGCAACATTGATAGTTGTCTTTTCGTGAAGCGCATGTAAATCGTAAAGTTGTTTCGGTGTTACTGGCGTCTTCTTACTGCCTTTTGTCTCGTGCTTTTCTGGCGTGGAAGGCACAACATTACCAACAATTGATGTCGTAGAACTCATTGGTTCAGTTGCGGTCCATGTGTTACCAACATAGGTAATATATTGTGACGTATCAATTGTGTTGATGTTCACTGCACCAGTAAGTTGATAGAAGTCGGGTATAACATTGGCAGACTCCAATTTCTTCCTCTCTTCCTGATTGATATTTGCAACATGTTTAAATAACTCTATTCCGAATAGTTTCATTCTATACAATAATTCAATTTATCTATGTACATCAAAAAACTCTAATATTGATCTTCGCAAGCTCAACAACCTGATCATCGTAACAAATATCAACGTCGGTGGCACTTTCCATGTCCTTCGTTCTATACTCAGACACATACTCAGTAAGTCCAAACCTACGACATACTGATTCAGCGTATTCCTTGCCACCACCAGACCATACGATAATTTTAATGTGCTGATCTAGTAGATCTCCCATGATCGACTGATCGTACCACCATATCAAAGCATCAAACATGGTTGCCTTTATAATTCCCTCTCCGTTCTCCTTCCAGTGGATGAGAGTTCCATCAACATCAAACGCAACCGTAATTTTCAATTTTCTTTTCATCTTACGTATGTGTGTGTGCTAATCCAGCACTCTTGCTTATCTATACCCATCTCAATACATGCATTGTAGGCCCTGTTATTAAAGGTTTCTACAAGGAAAAACACCATACCAAGCATGACAAATACAGCAACTAGGGCCACTGTTATAATTTTGACTATTTCTATCCACTCCGTCATCACTACTATTAACTTAATTTAGTTACATTTCCCGTACACATAAACCCAAAGCGACTCCATACAGATCCTTTCCTGTCTTTGCATATCTATCAAGACACAGTAGATAGAATACCTAGAGGGCTTGTACTGCGCGTCATCCGTTGATGATATTCTGAATTTTGTGCCTCCTAGTATCTTCCATTTACTTTTCTTCATATTCTCATATATGTTACCTTAACACTTCATGTATACATGATACACATTTCCTTATAAAAATGCAAGTGGGGCATTACACCCCACATACATGCATACTTGCCCTATGCGCTTTTCTCTACATCCTTCTCGAAGCCCAAAAATGCCATCTTTGTCCTATAGCTATAGAATAAAATAGCATAATTGATCAGGTCGATCAGGGTATCCTCAATACTTTCGTTGTTCGGTTTCTTGTTATTCCCAAAGAGTTCAGACAAACGAGTAACCTTTATTGATAGGTAGAATACAAACGCTTGTTCTGGGGTCATGTTCATAACTGACGCAACCTTCTCAAAGTTTGCAAAGCGGTTGCCATCGTTTGAATAATCATGTCCCTTTGATTCCAATATCGTTTTTGCCTTAGTGTATATTTCATCAAGGGTATCCTCTATGATGTCTGCATCAGGTTTTGTCATATCCTATAGTTACTTATAATCTTAATCTTTTTCTGCTCTGCTTTTGCATACAAGGCGGCGGCCCTCAATGATCTAAGGATCTTCTGTTGCTTGTTTCGTGCATGCTCATTGCTATTACACTTGATTGTAATCATCTCATTATCAAACTGAGAATAATTACCCATAACATACAATGTATCATCAACATCGCACATTTCAGGTCTATTATCGCTCTTTATATTATACAATCCCCTCGAAACTCCTTTAAAAGTGAACGCACCTCTTTTAATAAGCGATGTATCCTGCTTATTGAATCGCAAGGTAAGTACATTGTCCTCAATTGACATTGTAACATCGAAAACATCGCCCTTGCTACTTTCATCTATAACAGGAGGAGTAGCAGTAACATGCGACTCTACGTATTCTTGAATGAGTTGTAAAAATACTTGTGGTACTTCATGGAGCATTCCTCTTTCAAACCATGAGATATATGCAACAATTGTTGATCTGCCCGGTGTCCAATTGTGCATTTTCGATAACACACGGTATCCAGGACTTGCGATAAGTTCGGTTGCTACATCGTTTTGTGACCACCCTTGTTTAATTCTCCATGTTCGGAAATTTGCTCCACCTAGTTTTGTATTTGATCTTACAGGCATAATAAAAATAAATAAAATAAATACTTATCTACTATCACTTTTCTTCCTTTTTGTCAACCGGTGTTACGGTAACACTTTGTGTTTGTCTTTTCACAATCTGTCTCGCTACAGTATCACGCCAATAGCGGAAATGTGCATGAAATGTATCCATGCGCCTCGCACTATATCCTTTATTCACGTATTCTATCTTGTACCATTGCATGAACATTGTAAGGTTTTTTCTCCATGATGTATCTGGCATTGGTGACAGCTTATGTTTTCCTTTCAACGAAAAGATGATGTTGTATATAGTTCCCTTGTCCCTACTGCCTACTGATATGGGCATAAACCCTAACACACTTTCGATAAACTTCATAGCGTCCGTGATCTCGACTGGTGCAACTGCCGGCGGTGCTACAGGGACTTTCGGCTGGAATGCCTTTGAGTGGAAACTCGCCGTACCCTTCATGATGTCGTCAAAGTCTGTGATATGGATAATCGAGTAGTTCGTTTTCCTTGTTGTCAATGTCCAGTCTCCTATATACTTTTTCACAATCTTGAGAGTGTCGAGAAGTATCTTACGGGTTGTTTTCTGTGAGCGATCAAGTAAACTTGTGTACTCGCGCCATCTATATAACACCTCTCCTCTCATTACCGTAACACTTCTTTTAGCGATGGTGTGTGTCTCCGGTGTAACCTGTGCATTAACGAGTAGCAATACAAACATAACATACTCAATCGAGCGGTTTTTAAAGAAAGGCTTTGCTTGTTGTATGTACTCGTTGAGTGTCATCGCTATTTAGAAAAAATGAGTATTGCTACCCTATTGTCCTCACCCCTTATAGATGAAGACAAGAGAGGCACTATCCCTTCATCATCGAGAATATCTGTGCTATCGGGTTTTCTCTCTGCTCGATAAACCGGCCAAGCATGTACATGGCATACATACGCTCGTTCTTTTTCTTAAAAGCCTTCCAGAATTTTTCCATAATGTCAGTGATCTTGATACTATCACTGTCTTTTTTGTCATCAAACAGACCCTTCATGACTGTGATCATTTCTTTACCACGTTCGTCCGTGATCCCCAAGGCTTCTGTTATGGTTTCTTTTTCCATATGAATTATATATAAAATTATTTATTGGAGTGTATCTCCCTTTGTTACCTTAACATTTTTATGTATGCATTGCAAGGCAGGTATGCAACTATCCTTTACACACATTGATTTCCTGTGCTTTACATATATACCTGTACGCTTTTTTGCAGTATACAGCTTATATGTTGCAATGAGCTCAATAACTTTTTCCATAATAGTCCTATAATAATATATTATAATAATTTATCTGTTTTGCATTCTATACTGAATATGTTCACACCATCACAACTATGTCTGAAATTGTACTCTGTTATCCCATCTTCTCTCGAGTATACCTGAACATATAATATGGGGTCACTTTCATAATTACTTTTGAATAGATATTTGTAACCTTTCATAATTTTTAATTTAATATTTTATTTATTTTACAATCTCAACATTGTATCCGATGGATTCAAGTTCATCTACCAATGCTTGGTAGTGTTTACCTTTCGTGATAGCTTTACACTGTAGAAGTGTCATACTAGCTCCACCGTGTTGTCCACAGTGGGCATAGCACGCAATCTCTCCGTAGTTATTCCATTCTATTAACGGGAATAGTGCTATCAATTCTCCCCTCCATCTTATGATTTTTACTTTTACGTTTTCGCGTTCCATAATTTTTTATAGTTTTATAATTTATAAGTTGATTTTCAATTTCATTTCAGCTCCTTCGATAAGTTCCTCAAGCGTTTCGTCTTGCCATTTTTGGAACTCCTCGTCTGTATCACATGAGGATTGAGCGTCATACCAGAAGGCGGTAATAAACTCCTCCCGTAGTGTTTTGAGGTCATCGGCTTCCACAAAGGTTTCCCCATCGACTGTGTCGATTATTTGATATTTTTTCATGATGTTGCTATGGTTTTAAAATTATTTTGTAATTTGAGAGAATAGGTATTCTATAATCTCACGCAAATCTTTGTCTGGTATCTCTCTGTAAAGCCATGCGCTACCATATTTATACATTGTGCCATCTGGCAACTTCACCTCATATAATCCAGCCTTTTTTAGTATCTCGCACTGTTCCACGTATGTCTTCACATTCGGAAATTTTTGAAGCTCCATGTCCTGTTCCACTGTTCCCGCGTTCATTCCGTTGAGATGGTAAAGATGCCACCACCTATATATCTGCTGGAATTCGATATACCGTGAATTATATGGTTTTATATATTTCGCTATCTCGTCTAAGTTTTGTCCACAACTATTACAATCCGTGTGTGTAGTGTTCCATATAGACCCCCTTATCGACAATTCTGGACCTTTTCCCTCAATTTTTCTGAGTTCTATATTTATTGTCACTTCATTGACCTTTTTTGTCGAGCCATACGCGATTTTTCCAAAGCTAATAGTAACAGCTCTGTGATTGTACAATGTTTTGAGTTTATCCATGTACATGAAAGAGTTTTCAATTCTATATGTTTTATTCATTGTTTTATAATTTTAGCATTTATTTATTACTTTGTCCTATTCACACACGATCTGTTGTTTACTTGCGATAAAATTGCAATCTTCTTTCGATCTTTCCGTTGCTAGTTCCTTCATTCCTATCCTATATATACTATAAAGCCCGTCCCAATCGGCATTGCAATACTGTATGGCAGTATCTTTTGTAATGATACTATCATCTGCAAGTACAAATGACTGTGCATACCACCCCCACTATAACCGCGATGCACTCCAAAGCAGCTCGGGATATCGGCATCGCTTCCGTATATCAACTCACTTTTAATGTACAGCTCCTCAACTCTATCAAGAAATGAATACTGAATGTCATCAACTTCCACCTTTACGCCCTCCTTGGCTAGTTCCGCTTGTAATTCATACAAGTTATTCTCGATAACGTCTTGTATATCAAGCTCACTTGCGTCTATTGTGTTTAACATGGTTTTTTATTTTAAAAATTATGCTTGTATGAACAGTACGTTGGCTGGTACTATCTCAATCATTATTGCTTGCTGGTTCAGTTCTTTTGCAAGTTTTTTTGCAAGGTCAACCACCAGTAATTCTTGATTGTCCTCTATAACAATTTCAACTTTTAACGTCTTTTCCTTTTGTCCCTTCCAGTATCCCGCGATACGGAATGCCGAAAATCCCTCAAAGACGGTTGCTATTATCTCTTCCGCTCTCACTTGCTCCAATTCGTGCGTCTCGTTGTTTGAGCCTATATATAAATATGCTTTTTTCATATCTCCTCCATAACTTATCTTATATATTATCTCTTTTTCCCTTTTGTCGTTCCTCCCGTTCGTGTGTTCGAGTATTACACTTTCGGGTATCCTAACCCTGGCATACTCTCTTATCGTTTACGGTTATCTACGACGATGTAATAAGATACCACATCTATTTAACTTTGTCAACACATACCATATTGTCGCGGTTCTCTAGCATTGAACAATCACTTCCTTTTATGATCATGATAGAAACTAATAAGATAGAAACTAGAAACAACATCAAAGCAATGCCCAGTTGAGCACTCGTTGTCTCTTTTGTTTGTTTGAAAATTGATAATGCCTCCATTATTCCGTCCATTTATATTATTTACTTTACGAAATTTTTAAAATCGCTATGAAAGAGTATAGTATAATTGATGTATGAAGTCAAGAAAAAAACTTAAAATAGGCCAGTATGATCTTGAACAAGTTATCGAAACTGCCCGATTATACGTGGAAGAATTCAGCAATGAAGAGAAAATAAAAATGAAAATGCCGACACTCCATGAACTTGCAAACAGGCTTGGATCAACGGTTGCAACGCTTGACCTGTGGAATAAGAAACACCCACGGCTAGCTTTTTATTTGAAACGATTGATGGACCTGCAAGAATGGTATTTATTGACGCATACGGACGTACGTTGTATCTTTTTATTGAAGGCTCGATACGGCTATAAGGATACACCCACAGAGACACTGAACATCAAAAAAGACAGCTATGATAATAAAAGCCTCGATGTTCTGATGGAATCTCTACAAGAATTTACACCCGCGAAATTGAAACAAAAACTACAGGACATAGAACAGTAACTATATTTCAAGTATTTTATTTACTATAAGTCATAAAGCACATAACGTGCCCACATTGTGGACATTCAATATATGCCTTATTGAGTATATTGCATATTATACTCAGTTATTTTTACTGACTAGCAGTCGGGAATTGGATTGCTGATTTTTGAAATATCAAACCGATATTTTCGGGGGGCTTTACGGTTTCGGCTATGAGTGAGAGAGTATCTGTGTACCATCCATCCCTCCGTGTGATATAATAACGCATAGTTCTTTTCGGACTATTAAGGGGGAGTTATTGATCAGTGGCTCCCCCTGTTCCAGTGTTCTCTTTTTTATGGGGGGCTTTACTCTTCATCACAAACGGCAGTGCATGTTCGCACACATATCCCATGAGGTACGCATATGTTTCCTGTGATTCCTCTGTGAGTTTTATACTGTGTTCCAGGAGAATGTTGACAACAGCATGTGTCACCTCATGCGCGGTTGCATTGTAGATATACTTGTCTCTCGTTTTATTGGTACGGATCCAAATGGCTGACGCCGTGCTTGCAAAGTTCCATGTTATTCCAAGGAAACTTTTGTCATCGTAGACATTGCCGACGTTCAGCTTGTACTTGCGCTTGAGGAATGCAGCACACTGAGTCATAGAACAATCAGTGAAGATATACACCGTATATCGAAACACATCTATGTGGACTTTTGTATGTCGCATGGTACTGGGGAGAAAGAACCCTTGTGATAGAACTGACAGTTGCAAATATGTGATCCTATAAGGAATTTTCCCATGAAGCCAACAAGCACATCTTGGATAAAGAACCCAAAGAAGCCGTCGTTTTGGTACATTATCACGGGCTCATATTGTTTTGGAATGTCGTAGATGATACAACCGTCGAGACTAATGTCTTTGTAGAATGTAAAGCCTCCTATTCTTGCAATACACCCCCTGTTTTTAAGAAGTATCTTGAGATCTTTGTGGGTGATAACCTCACCTTCTAGGGACAGTTTATATTCTTTCATCTTTCAGTATAATATAATGTATCAATTATTTCCCATAATATGGACATCTTTTCTTTTGCTTTATTCATCTTGCGTTGCCAATCACGGAGGTTGGCCTTGCGTTCATATTCGACGATGTCGAGACTTTGTAGTGTGGGAAGTTGTGCTTGTAGATGTTTATATTCCTTGATACCCTCTAGTATTGTATCAATTGCCCTCTTATCGGTGTCCGTTGCATAGATCTTGGTGCCTATAGTTTTTTGATAATCTTGTAGGCAATACTCTATGCAATCTAGTAATCTGTATTTATGTTTAGAGAATATATACTTCAGCATACTGCTTCAGTATATCACCGGTTTTGAATTATTGCAAGCAAAATTCTGCAACCCGGTGCGGTGTACCCTACTCGAGCTATGAGTTCCAGGGGCGTTAAAATACTACCAACAGAAAGTAGGTAATAAGAAACCATCAATTTGTTCTTTCATTCGAATGTCGTTTTTGTCGATGTAGCTACCACCGCCACTTTGTCTTTGATGCACAAAGAAGTAAAAGCATGCTCCAACTTAAGAGCAACCCGTACGCGGGCCCCTCTGTCGCCATGAGCATCATGTTCCTCCCCACCCGATTGCCAGTGGTTCAGCCGGTTGATCCTGATGTAGGACAACTTCCAACCAGTTAGATATAAGCTTCGTTATACAGTTTTATTATAGTGCGCACTATTTTATCTTGTCAAGAGGTTGAGACGAGATTTTATGATTTTCTTGATATAGCCACAGTTATCGCATATGAGAACGGTCTGAATCATCTTACCAGTACCCTCGACGATTTCTTTTTCAACAAATGCGTGAGTATTGCAAAGGGTTTTGATTTTTCCTTTTTTTCTTGTTGGGAGATTGAGGTTGACTTTGTATTGGCAGTCTCTACACACGAATAGACCATCTCTTCCATGGAGGGTCTCCTCGTAGAGCACTTTGTACCTACATTTTGAGCAACGAATATAATAATCCATATACAATAAGTAGGGTCACCGAGGTAATGACTCGGTGGTCCCAATGATAACATTGCTAAGACATCATAGCGAGAATTGTAATGTCTGTGTGATTGTACTACAGTTTATGGTATAATGCAATGTCTAGTCGGGTAAATAGTTAAGTTTAGTTTTGTGTAATATGAAAGAAAATCAAATAGTAGAATCCGTGAAAGATAAATCACAGACGAATTTCCCAATCGACAAGGTTTCGAGTGGTCCGGGGGTGCATAAAAATATCGCTTATGCTCTTCAATTCGGTGTCGATAAGATCCTTGGAGACGTCCTAACCGTAATTGATACAATGGGACTTCCTCAGTCGCAGGATAAAGCGATCAAGCAGATAATCAAAGAGAAGTTTTGGAATCGTTATCGACATACCGCGGATTATCTCCTTAATATTGTTTTTGAGTTAGATAGAGCCCAAAGTGGTGGTGTGACCGCACAGGGTTACATGTGTTTCGGTCCAAATGCGAAAATTACCAATTGTGGTGAGTTAGAAGAAGAATAGTACAGGTCCCGACTAGACCTTCTTGACACTTATTCCAAGTGCACACTATACATAGTGCATTATGAGTATTTATGAAGTAAAGTCGGGTCAAAAGATCCAACAGGACACAGAGATGGTTGTCGCTCTCAAAAGACAGCATACCAAGCAATTAGAATTTCGCAGTAGTAATGCAAAGATTCGCGCATTCATCGGGGGAAACCGTACGGGGAAGACGGTTTGTGGCGCACAGGAAGTTGTTCGTTATGCATTTGGAATCCATGAAAGCAGGCTTGTAGAGTCACCATGTGAGATATGGTGCGCGTGTCCATCGTATGACCAACAATTAGAAACAACACAAAAGAAACTTCAGGCAATGATCCCGAAGTACCGCATCAAGGATGTCACCTTTATTAAGAAGAATGTATGGGGGAGAATTGAACTTGATAATGGAACGATTATTTCTTTTAAGTCCTATGAACAGGGCGCAGACAAATTTCAAGGAACAGGAAAACGATTGATATGGTTCGATGAGGAACCACCGCGGGACATATGGGAAGAGTCTTTTGTTCGTGTTGAGGCTGGAATTCCCCTTGATATTATTCTTACAATGACCCCAGTTAATGGACTAACGTGGACATATGATGAAATCTTTCTCGCAACACATAACCCGGACATCAAGGTTGTCACCGCAACGTGGGAAGATAATCCATGGCTCACAAATGAGCAGAAACAACAAATGGCAAGAGGTCTCACCGAGGATGCACTGTCGGTGCGTAAGGAGGGTCGTTATATTCAAAGGACTGGACTTGTCTGCAATTGGTTTGATCGAAGCATCCATGTCGTTCCAGACCTGAGAAGACTACCACAGTGGAATGTCTATAGGGTAATAGATTTTGGATGGAGCAGTTCGAAAACCTGCGTTGTTTGGTATGGCGTTGACTCGTTTGACAGGGTGTTTGTGTTCGATGGGCTGTATATTAACGAGACAAACGATGAGGACCTAGCAACAATGATAAAAGAGAGAGAATGGAACTATAGGGTAATACGTGGGTGGGCAGATAATCAACCAGATAGAATTAACACTCTCAGACGTAATGGTGTAATGAGTCAACCAATCAGTAAACAGGGCGGAAGAGAGGGCTGGGACACGTTCCGTACGCAATGTATGGCCAAGATTGGTGCCATTGATCCAACAACACGCAAGTCAAAGCTTTATATTTCAAGCGCATTAACGGAATATGATTCAGATAGAAACATCGAATACCATTATCCAACAAGGGAAATGGAGAGTTTACGTTGGAAGGATCGCAGAACTGGTGGAGACATACAATCTACTGCCATGTGGAATGACGCAAAATGTCCGATCAAGAACGCGCACTATGATTTTATTGATAATTTCTCTTATTTTTGTGCAGAATTTGTCAAGATGGGAGGTGGTCACGTACCACTAGATGCAGAAAGAATCGGGTCAAGTGCATCAAAACAGCATATTCAGAAGAAAAAAGTAGTGAATCGCTTGACAGGTTTTTAAATTGCACAGTATGAATAAACATAATTTGATTATTTACGGGTATGTATAAAGTATACAACAAAGCTTTCGACGATCTTTTTGCCCTTGGCAAGAAACGACTCACAGAACTTTCCAGAGAAGAGCTGAAGTCATATGCACTCAAAAAGGGTGTTCATGCTATTGCAAAGATTGACAAACACGGAAGGCACATGGGAATTGATGTGAATGCTACCATCACGGCTGTAGAAAGTGCTCTTACTTTCAGCCATTATATGGGTAGTGCGTATTGGACGACAGAACAACATGAAAGAGCAAATGCGGAGGATCTATTAGCGTCATTTGAAGCCGTAAAGACAGGGGATCAGCATTTTGAACTTGCGTATAGATTTGGAATAGGTATTCACAGATTAAGACCAGGAGAAAGTCAAGAGGTAGAGTGGACACAGGAGTTTATTGAGGATTTCATTAAAATGAGTCCATTGCTTGTTTATCTTGTTATATACGACGAGGAGGGAATGGTTGTTGCCGGAACTTCCGATACAAAAGAGCCCGTAGAGGATCTATCCACACCGGCATACGATAGTATGTCAGTTGAAGACCTTCGCAATGTTGCAAGAAAGCGAGGGATGAAGGGATCTACATTTGCAAAGAAAGATACTATTTTGAATTTTTTAAAGAAGGATGGAGTCAAAGATAACGGGTAAGGTTGAGAGTATTGATTTTCGAAAGTTTCGTGGAAAATGGAGAACAAAGAAAGCATTTGAAACGGTTTCGAAGGTGCGAGATAGGTTACAGGAAATGCGGGACTTCCGTGCATCAAGTTGTTTTTACGATACATCGGATGGTGAGGTAGAAACAAGTACAGGAGCTACGGCAAGTGGGCATGACTGGAATCTTCATTGGGACAAAATGCTCAAGGCGTGGTCAATGTATCGAGAGCCAATTGAGGGAAGGAGCAACTTAAAATCTCCCCTTTCATGGTCTCCTGTACAGGCGGCACGCGCTGAATTCAACGATAAGGTTTTTGGAGTAATTCTTAAGCCGGCAGATGAACGGGACGCGGTAAAGGTGCGTATTCTACAAAAAGCGATTGAAAATCTTTTCAAGAGGGCAAAGATGGAGCAGGTAAATGCCGAATCGTGGACACAGTGCTGTATTTACGGGACTGCTATTGATGAGGTTACATGGCTTACGAAAAAGAGGGAGGTAGAATTGTTTGTTACCGGCCCAGAAAGGGAGGAGTTTATCGGCAAGAAAACAAAGAAAGCAAAGAAACTCACCGAGGAGGGGAAACCAATCACAAAGCGAAAAACATTGGTCGAATACGATGATATTGCATTACTTAATGTAGACCTACGTGACTTTTATGTGGATCCGGCAGCGAAAAGTATTGACGGTCCATCATTTGAGGCCGTTGATTGTGCGGTGAGACAAACACCAAGTGTTGAGCAGGTAAAGGATATTCTTCGTGGGTCTGATGATCCGTACATAATCCGTGAGAATATTGATAAAATAGTTCCTGCGGCAAATTCTACAAGTGAGGATATATCATTCTTTGAGTTTGCATCCGATGCTTTGGACAGTAACAAGGTCGAATATATCAGATATTACAACAAAATTACAGACAGATACATAATTGTTGTCAATGATATACTTCTCCGAGACGGCCCACTGCCTTTTAATCACAAGAAACTACCATTTGT